GCGAAGTCCTGGTCGATGACGGCGTTCCGCGCACCGGCAACGTCTACGACACGTGGCTCTTCGGCGGCGGCTCGACCCGCATCGGCGTGAGCGATCCCAAGGTGCCGACCGAAGTCGAGCGTCGTCCCGGCGGCGGCAACGGCGGCGGTCAGGAGATCCTCTACAACCGCGTCGAATGGTCGATCCACCCGGTCGGTCACGCGATGGTGATGTCGAGCATCCCCAACGGCGGTCCGGCGAACACCGATCTGGACGATGCGACCTCCTGGAACCGCGTGTTCCCCGAGCGCAAGCAGATCAAGTTCGCCCGTCTCGTCACCCGCGAGGCGTAAGCTCCGCATTCCCGAAACTGACGGTGGTCCTACCCGGATCACCGTCAAGCTCACGAAAGGAGCAACATCATGGGTAAGGGTCTTCCTCGCTCGATGTCTCGGGGTGCCGCTCAGCGCCAGGAGATCATCAAGCAGACCATCGTCGCTGAAGACGTCGCTCTCAGCATCACTGGTTCCACTGGCGTCGCTCGTTTCGCGACGGCGGTCATCGGCGATTTTCCCGAAGGCAACATCCTCCTCTTGGGCGCGGTTGCCTACGCTCAGTTCTCTGGTCCGACCAGCGCGAACCTGACGAACGACTGGGAAGGTGACTTCGCCATCGGCTCCGCCGCGACGGCTGACGTCACCCTCAACAATGCTGAAGTCGATCTCATTCCGTCGACTCAGCTCGCTGCTGCCACGAACGAAGTGTCGGCACGGACTCGGGCGACGAACGCGACGCAGGTGATCCTCGACAATACCGACGGATCGCTCGAGATCAACCTCAACTTCGTGATCGATGCTGACGAAGTGACGAACGCCCAGACCGTGGTCATCACGGCCGACGTCGTTCTCACCATCGCCTACGTCGTTCTCGGCGACGACTAAGGAGAACTGACATGGCAGACAAAGAGAAGATTCTGGCTGCTCTCGCTCAGCTTGATCCGCTCGATGACGACCAGTGGACGACCGATGGGTCCCCGAAGGTCGAAACCGTGTCGGGTCTCGTTGGCGAGGCTGTCAAGCGGCAGGACATCGTCAATGCCGCCCCGGACTTCAACCGGGAGAAGGCCTCCAAGGGCGAAGACGATGACGAGCAGCTGAAGGACAACGGTCCCACTGTCGAGGAATATGTCAAGGCTGGTTACTCGGCCAAGAACTACCCCCCGCAGGGATTCGCTTCCAAGTCGACCGACGAGGAGATCGCTGCTGCGATCAAGGCCGAGGAAGACAAGGCCGCTGGTAACGACGGAGCCCAGGAGAATGCTTCGGCTGATGCCGAGGGCGCTCAGATCAATTCCAACGATCAGGGCTCCAGCGAAACCGAACAGGACACCGACTTCGAGCCCACGGACCGCGAGATGACCACGAGCGAGTTCATGGACTGGATCCGGACGGTTCCCAAGGAAGAGCTCGAGAACATCGAGAAGTCCCTGAAGGACCAGAACGACGAAATCGGCGCCGACATCAAGAAGCTCCAGGAGCTCCAGAAGCGGATCTCCCAGGCCGTCTCGATCACTCGCAATCGCATCCGGGAAGCTTTCCCGAATTCGCCGAACCAGCACGCGATCCGCGAATTCATCGCGGCTCAGGCTGCTTCCCGAGCGGACCGTGTGGAGCGTCGCCAGACGATCCTCAAGGGCATCCGTCCGGATGAGCTGGAGCACCGCTCCCCGCTCGACGCCGCGATGGCTCGTAAGACCAAGAGGGGAACTCAGCGTCCCGTTCGCGCCATCATGAAGTAATCAACTGGAGGGGCTTCGCCCATGTCACGCTTTGCAAGTCTCTCCAGTCCTTCAAGCCGAGTCCGGGGTAATCTCCAGGCTCGGCTCTATTATGCGCGTGAGAAGAACCGCAATCTCCGCAAGGCCGCGAACGCTCCGATCTCTCTCAACGGCGCTATCGTCGGCGATATCTCTGACACAGGTTCTCTGCCGACCGGATGGCAGTGGGAAGTCGGCTTCGATGTCGGGCTGACACTGGAAGTCCTGGAAATCAGCAATCGTGATGGTCATCAAGCTCTGACCATCAAGATCTCCGGCACCAATACTTCTGGATCGACACAGTATCCAGGGATTCGTGTTACGACCGAAGTGGCTGCTGAAGATGAAGAATTCACCTTTTCAGTTCTGGCCGAACTGTTGGACGAGTCTGATCCCCTGATGGAGGATCCTCGTATCAGCATTCAGAGCCGACTGGACAACAGCTATCTCAGTGTGACGAACACGGTGATCCCTTCCACCTGGGACAACGCAGAAGTCGTTCACACTGTCGCTGCAACGGCCAATCAGGCAATTGCGTTCCTGCTGGACAATTCGCTGGACAACGGAGAGTCAGTTGACGTGACCTTCCAGGTCGCGATGATCAAGATGAAGAGGACTGGCTGATGGCTCTCATCATTGAAACAGGTGCCGGTGTCCGTAATGCAAACGCTTACGTGAACGCGGCCTATGTGACTTCATACCTGACGGCTCGCAACCGTCAGACCGAGAACGGATGGGCTGCTGCCACTGACGCCGTCAAGGAAGCTGCGATCGTCGCTGCCACGGACTACGTCGACAAGAGGTTCGGTCACCGTTTCAAGGGTGTCCCGAAGGTCACGTTCGACGAAACCTACGCCGAGGCTGAATTGGTGTTCGGCGGAAACCCGGACCCGGCCGATGAGCTCACTCTGGGGGATGATATTTACACATTCGTGTCTTCGCTCAGCGGAGATCCTTATGAAGTGCTCATCGGTGCCTCGGCGACCACGACGGTGCTGAACCTGGAAGCTGCCATAAACGGGGCGGCGGGGGCGGGCGTTGCCTATGGCCTCGGAACGGCTCAGAGCCGCCACGCCAGCGCCCTAGCGGCGGGGGCGGTGCTTACCCTTACCGCCAGCGCACCCGGCACCAGCGGCGCTCTGAGCGTCCTGGAGGGTCCGGTGACAAACGTCAGCATTACCGGATTCAGCGGCGGCAAGGACGGTGGCATTCAACCTCTTTGCTGGCCGCGAACTGGAGCCTATGATCAGACCGGAACGGAGATCCTCGGGATCCCCGACCGTCTCAAGCAGGCTGTCTCTGAATATGCCGTTCGGGCTTCGGCAGACATTCTTCTTCCCGATCCTACGACTGATCCGTATGGCGGGCGCGTGAATCAACGGACTGAAACGGTCGGGCCGATCACGGAGTCGGTGAGGTATGATTCGGGGACAGTCGGGACAGTGACATTCACGCCCTATCCTTCCGCGGACAAGCTCCTCACTCCTCTCCTCTTGGGCTCGGGGAATGGGGGAGTTATTCGTGGTTGACTATAATCGGCTCGCGCAAACAGCAGCGCGTCTCGTCAAGAACAACGGGCGGAGCATCACCTTCGTGAAGCTCAATGAAACGCCAGCAGATTCGAACCGGCCCTGGAAAGGACCGGCCAGCGGCGGTGAGACCACTCTCGCTTTGAACGGTGTCTTTGTTCCTCCCAACACTGTTCGGCAGTTTGGCCTCACCGCTCTTGGTGAAGGAACCGAGTTCAAGGATCTCGTGGCTTTCAGCGAACAGATCATTATCACTGCCCAAGGTGAGAACGATCTGCGTGAATTCACCAGCGTCGTCGACAACGGGGATCGGTGGGGCATCATTGGCCTCCAGGTCCTGAAGCCGGGTCCGACGACGCTTCTCGCTTTCGTTGGAGTGCGCCGATGAGCCTCACACATCAGCAAGCCAGAGATGAGATCCTCGACGTCTTTAAGGCGGCGTGGGATACGACTGGCTACGATGTGCATTATGAGGACGTCCGGAAGCAGCGCAACCGCGATGAAGAACCGTGGGCCACCGTAACTCTCAAACATGCGAGCGGTTTCCAGTCTACCCTCAGTGGGGTGGTGGGAAGCAGGACGTTCACAAGGTTGGGATTTATCACGGTTCAGATATTTACGCCAAACGGAAAAGGCTTGCAAGAAGCATACGATTTGGCTAAGGTGGTGTCCGACGCCTTCGAAGGCATTGCAACTCCAGGTGGAGTGTGGTTCCGTAACGTGAGGTTGAACGAAGTCGGTCGGGACGGTGAATTCTTTCAACTGAATGTCGTCGCCGAATTCCGTTACGACGAAGTCAAATAAAGGAGGCCATTATGGCACAGGTCAATAAGATCGACTCCAACATCACGGGACTGGCCTATGCCGAAGAAGCCAGTCTCGGTGTTCTCCCCGGTTCGCCGGTGTGGAACCGACTGGAGCCGAACAGCTACGATGATTTCGGCGGGGAACTGACCACGGTCGCTCCCAACCCGATCAACCCCTCTCGCCAGCGCAAGAAGGGTGTTGTGACGGATCTCGACGCCAGCGGCGGGTTCAATCACAACCTGACGTTCTACAACCTCCAGGATCTTCTCCAGGGCGTGTTCTTCGCAACCGCTCGCCGGAAGGGCCGTGAGGCTGTCACCGCTGTCGACATCGACACCAGCAACCCCGACGAATACGAGGTCGCTGACACGGATGGTTTCCTGGTCGGCTCGCTGATCAAGGGCTGGAACTTCACCAACGCGGCGAACAACGGTCTCAACGTCGTGACCGCTCTCACCGCTGATGTTTCGGTGGAAGTCGCGACTGGTCAGCTCGTCACCGAGACTCCCCCGGCAACGGCCTACATCCAGGTCGTTGGCTTCCGCTCTGCCTCCGGCGACGTCGATGTCGACGCCTCCGGTGATCTTCCGGCGCTGACTTCCACCACGCTCGACTTCACGACCCTCGGTCTGGTCGTCGGTCAGTGGATCTTCCTCGGTGGTGATCTCACTGCGAACCAGTTCTCGACGGCCGCGAACAACGGCTTCAAGCGCATTCGCTCGATCGCTGCCAATCGCTTGACCCTCGACAAGTCGGTCCTGGCTATGGTCACCGAGGCCAACACCACGAAGCTGGTCGACATCTACTTCGGCGATGTGATCCGCAATGAGTCTGGCACAGACATCGTCCGTCGCTCCTATCACGTCGAGCGTCTGCTCGGTGCGCCGGACGACAGCCAGCCGACGCAGATCCAGACCGAATATCTCAAGGGTGCCATCCCCAGCGAATTCACGGTCAACATCCCGACCGCGAACCTCGCCAACTTCGATCTGTCGTTCATGGCAATCAGCCACGAACAGCGGCTCGGCAGTGAAGGCCCCCTCCAGTCTTCGGTCGTCACGGCCCAGAGGGCTGATGTCTACAATACGTCGAGCGACTTCTCGCGTATCAAGATGTCGTCCGTCTCGGATACCAACGAAGCCCCGACGGCGCTGTTCGCTTTCATCACGGAAGCGACCATCACCATCAACAACAACCTGTCGGCCAACAAGGCCGTCGGTGTCCTCGGTGCTTTCGATGTGACTGCTGGCACGTTCCAGGTCAGCGGCAACATCACTGCCTACTTCAGCAACGTGACTGCCATCCAGGCGGTTCGCAACAACGCTGATATCACCCTGGACATGGCGATCGTCAAGGACAACCAAGGCATCGTCATCGACATCCCCCTCGTCTCCTTGGGCGATGGGCGTCTGAACGTCGAGCAGGATCAGCCGATCACGCTCCCGCTCAGCATGGACGCGGCGACCGCCGAAGACATCGCGACCGGCATGGATCACACCATGCTCCTCACCTTCTTCGGTTATCTTCCGAGCGCTGCCGAGTAATCGGCAGCCTCTCCCCATTTAGAAAAGGAGAACTCACATGAGCATGTATGATCAGTTCGAAACCGATCCAGTCCTGGAGTCCGAGGGCATCTGGATCGACTATGGTGACTTCCGTGTCCAGATCGGTCGTGCCGGTGGCGCGAACAAGAAGTATCTGGCATACGCCGAAGCCAAGACCAAGCCGTTCCGTCGCGCCATCTCGGCCGGGACGATGCCGGAAGAGCGCTCCCGTGCGCTGCTCTACGACATCTACGCCAAGACCGTGATCTTCAACTGGCAGGTCGCTGACGGCGAAGACAAGGCGACTGGCCTGACCAAGTGGAAGAACGGCATCCACAAGAAGGGCGGTGGTCTGCTGGAAGTCACCCCCGAGAACATCATGCTCACCTTCAAGAATCTGCCGGCGATCTTCATGGATCTCCAGCAGGCCGCTGAAGGCATCGGTCTGTTCCGCAAGGAGGAAATGGAGGCCGACGCAAAAAACTCGTAGAAGTCCTGCTCTATTTCCTGGAGCAGGGGGCTGTCGAGCAAAAGATCATGCAGCAATGCCTTCGGGAAGGGATTCCCTTTCCCGATCGCATCGCAAATGCTCCAGAGCTCATCACAGGGTTGGAACTCTACTATCTAGCCTTTTTCGAGCTCTCCGACAGTCGGCAAATAGGGATGTCGTTGGGGCCTATACCCTGGAAAGTAGTCTATGATTACTGCACAGCTTACGGTCTCGACGAGGATCAAACGGAGGAGATGCATCACCACATAAGGGAGATGGACTCAGCCTATCTGGAGCATCACAGGAGAAAGAAATAGTGGCTACCCTCCTCCAGTTCTCTCGCAACATTCGGAAGCTCGGTTCCAGGATCGAGAATAATTCCGTGGCGCTGACCAAGCGCGTTGCGAAGCGGGCATTGACCGCTCTGGTGGAAGGAACTCCAGTTGACGAAGGCGACGCTCGGTCCAACTGGCGTGTCTCCTTGGGCAATCCGACAAGGTCCGTCATCCCTGCCTATTCTCCGGGGAAGAAGCTCGGCATCGGTGAACGGCAGAATGCTCGAGCCGCGATCCAGTCCGGGTATGCGGTGATCAATCAACTTCGCGTGGGGGCGAAGCGCGGGACCGGCCAAGCTGGTTCCGCGCTCTTCATCACAAATGCAATCCCGTATCTCGGTCGTCTCCGTGACGGCTATTCATCTCAGCAGCCGAACGATTGGGTTCAGGTCGCTCTGATGGAAGCCCAAGCGGAAATCGCCAATACTCGGTTGCTGGATCGAACGGTGAGTGCTGAATAATGGCGACAGAAACCATTGACATCATCGTAAGGGAGAACGGGGCTCGGGTTGTTAAGCGCAACCTCGAGGAGATTGGTGCTGTCGCTGAGCGTTCGGTTCGCGGCCTCCGTCTCCTGCAGAATGCTCTGTTCGTCCTCGGTGGTGCTGGTCTTCTGTCTGGCCTCACCAAGATGCTGGACACGCTCACCAACTTCGAGAACCGGCTTGTCCTGGTCACGAAGAGCACAGCTGAGCTGAATGCTGTCCAGACTGAACTGTTCAACATCGCGACTCGGACTCGTTCGAGCTTTGAAAGCACGGCTGAAGTCTACACTCGTGTCGCGCTCGCTGTTCGTGAAATGGGGTTGTCCCAGAAGGATACCCTCCAGTTCACCGAGAGCTTGAACCAAGCCACCATTCTCTCTGGTGCGAGTTCACGTGAAGCCGGGGCTGCTCTCATTCAGCTGTCTCAGGGTCTGGCTGCTGGCCGACTGAACGGTGACGAACTCCGTTCTGTTCTTGAACAGCTTCCGTTCGTTGCTGACGTCATCGCCAAGCAACTTGGTGTCACTCGCGGTGAACTCCGCAAGCTCGGTGCTGACGGTAAGATCTCGACTCAGGTCATCATCGAAGCCTTCCGCAACGCTCGTGAGGAGCTTGCTGAGAAGTTCGCCAAGACTGTCCCGACGATCGGTCAGGCTTTTGAAGTCTTCCGCACTCAGCTGCTGAAGACCCTCGACAATCTGGATGACACGACCGGTGCTAGTGCTGCTGTCGCTCGAGCGATCATCGCACTTGCGAACTCTATCGATGTTCTCGTGGCCTCCGTGATCGCTGCTGGACTTGCCTTCGCAGGTTGGAAGCTCGGTGGCATCATTCAGACGATGGTCACCTGGATCGGTCTCAATCGTCAGATGGCTGCTGCTGTCGCCGCAGGGAATGCGACGATGCTGACCGCTGTCGGGATCGAACAGGCAAAGGCAGCTTCTTCTCTGGCTGCTGCTCAGGCCCAGAGTGTGGAGACTGCATCTACTCTCGCTGCGATCCAAGCAGACATCGCTCAGCTGAATATCCAGCGGACGCTTCTCATTCAGCAGCAGGCTTCTATCGCAATCGACAATCAGCGTCGTATCGCTCGTGATGCTCTCACTGGTCGCTTCATCGCATACAATGCGGCGGTCGCACAGAACATCAGGACGAACATCGCTCTCCAGCGGACGGAGACGGCGCTTCTGGCTACCAAGGGTCAGCTCACCAGCGCCACGGCTGCTCAGACGGCTGCTACGACCGCTCTGGCCGCTGCTCAGGGCAGGGCAACCGCTGCCAATGCCGCCGCGACCACCATGACCGCTCGCCTCGCCACCATGTTCCCCGGTCTGGCTGCGATCGTTCGTGGTGTCGCCTCTGCATTCGCCGGTCTGTGGGCAATCATCGTTGCCAACCCGATCGGGGCAATCATCGCTCTCATCGTGGCTGCTGTCGCTGCCCTCGTGTTCTTCTCGGACAAGATAGCGGTCACCGAGGACGGCATCGTCACTCTCCGTGACGTCGGTATCGCAGCGTTCCAGTTGATCATGGAAGCCATCGCTCCCGTTGGGCAGTTCCTGACGGACACATTCGGCCCTGCCCTCCAGTGGGTCGGTGAGAAGTTCCAGTGGCTCTGGGACAAGATCGTTGAAGGTGTCATGTGGCTCCTCAACGCGATCAAGACCTATGTGAACATGCAGATCGGCCTCTGGGTCGGCCTCGTGAACTCCATCATCAAGGCTTGGAACATCCTCCCGGCTGCTCTGATGGATATCGGCAAGCTCGCAATCAACGGCTTGATCACGGTCATTGAAGCTGGCGTGAACGGCATCCTCGCTGCGATCCAGGGTCTGCTCGACTTCATCGGTCAGGCTGCTGTCGCAGTCGGTAAGGAGAACCCGTTCGCCAATCTGATCGGCAAGGTTGATCTCAGCCAGTATCGCCAGGAACTCTCCGGTGCTGCTGCTGAAGTCGGCCAGATCATCAGTGAGGAATTCGGTAAGTCTCTCAACACGGACTATATCGGCAACGCCTGGAGCGCTGTCCTTGAAAGGGCTCGCGTTGTCGCTCAGGAACGTCTGGCTCGCACGACGGCTGATCTCAACCAGCCAGGAACTCCTGGAACAACTCCCGGCGCTGCTGGCGACGGAAAGGCGAAGTCGTTCGAAGAGATTGTGAAGGAGCTCACCCTCCAGAACGAACTGCTTCGTGTGAACGCTGCTGAGCGTGAGAAGCTCCAGGCGATCATCAAGGTTGAAGAGGAGATGAAGCGGAAGCTCACTGAGACCGAACGGGCTCTGGTGATGGAGATCCTCAACGAGAATGAGGTTCTCAAGAAGGCCGCTGAAATCTACGAAACGGTCAAGGGTCCTGCCTATGACTACCAGCTCACGCTTCAGGCTCTCAACGAACTCCTGAAGGCAGGGCGGATCAATCAACAGGAGTTCACGAACGAAGTCATCAAGGCTCGAATCGAGTTCCTGAATTCTCAGACTGACATGGCGTCCGGTATGGAACGCGGGTTCCTCAAGATCCTGCAGAAGACCGGCGACTACGCCACGCAGATGGAGAGCATCATTACGACTGCCTTCGACGGCATGTCGTCCGCGATCGCTGACCTTGTGGTCGACGGTGAGGCTGACTTCGGTTCGCTCATCCGCAGCATCAACAAGATGATTGTCCAGCTGGTCGTCTCTCAGGCGTTCCAGCAACTCTTCGGCTCGACTGGTGTCAGTGGTGGCGCAGCCGGAGGGAACATCTTCGGGTCTCTCTTCTCTGGGCTCAAGGGCCTGTTCGGTCTCCAGACTGGTGGTTCGTTCACTGTCGGTGCGAACACTGGTGTCGCTCCGCTGCCGAATGGTGGCAACGATAATCGGTTGGTCGCCTTCCGTGCCCAAGACGGAGAGCAGGTCACTGTCACGCCGCGAGGTCAGGCTCCTTCAGGAGGTAGCACAAGCCAGACGATCGTGAACTTCAATATCACAACTCCCGATGTGGCGGGCTTCCGTGCCAGTGAGTCTCAGCTCGCTGCCAAGGCTGCTCGTATGATCGGTCGCGGTCAGAGGAATATGTGATGGCTTTTCACGAGGTCCAGTTCCCGACAGGCATCTCCAAGGGCTCCTCCGGTGGTCCCCGGCGGATGACGGACGTCGTCACTCTTCGTTCTGGCTTCGAGCAGCGTAACGCAATCTGGCAGCACTCTCGCCGGAGCTACAATGCAGGTCTCGGTCTTCAGGACATGAAAGATCTGTATGAGGCGCTCGAGTTCTTTGAAGCTCGTCGTGGAAAGCTGCATGGCTTCCGGTGGAAGGATTGGGCGGACTACAAGTCCAAGGATCCTATCACTGCAACCACCGCAGTCGATATCACGATCGGTGTTGGTGACGGTTCCACTGATGATTTCCAGCTTGTGAAGACCTACTCCGACGGAGCAGGATCCTACACTCGCACGATCAAGAAGCCTGTCGCTGGCACTGTGAAGATCGCTCTCAACGGTGTCGTTCAGAACTCCGGGTGGACCGTCGATACGACGACTGGCATCGTGAGTTTCACTTCTCCTCCCGGCTCCACTGTCGTGGTGACGGCTGGCTATGAATTCGACGTTCCGGTCCGGTTCGATCAGGACCAGATCATGGTGAATGTCGAGCAGTTCAATGCCGGTGCTGTTCCCGACATTGATATCTTGGAGATCCGTCTATGAAGGCTCTCCCCGCTGGTCTTCAGTCGTTCCTTGATGCAGGTGAGACCACGATGGTCCACTGCTGGAAGGTAACTCGCACTGACGGAGTGATTCAGGGTTTCACTGAGCACGACGAGAACCTCACGTTCGGTAGCGTCACCTATCTTGCGGCCAGCGGTTTCACCGCGACCCAGATTGAGTCCTCGCTTGGATTGGCGGTCGACAATCTCAATGCTGAAGGTGCCCTCAGCGATGACACCATCAATGAAGATGACCTCGCTGCCGGTCGCTATGACGATGCTCTCGTTGAACTGTATTGGGTGAACTTCGACGACCTCGCTCAGCGAGTGTTGCTCAGCAAGGGCAACATTGGTCAGATCAAGCGCGGTGAGTTCGCCTTCAGCGCTGAGCTCCGCTCTCAGACCAATCGTCTTCAACAGCGCACTGGACGCAGCTATCAGCGGACCTGTGACGCCATCCTCGGTGACAATCGTTGTCGTAAAGATTTGTCAGACTTCACCGATGATGCTACAGTGGCCTCAGTTGAGGCAAACCAGCGGATTCGGTTTACCGGATTGGCGAATAGCGGGCAGAACGGCTTCTACAAGAACGGTCTGCTGGAATTCCTCACAGGTGATAATGCCGGTCTGAGATTCGAGATCAAGGCACATTCCTCGACCACCGTGGTTCTGTGGGATCGCCCTCCATTCCAGATCGGTGTTGGTGATACGGCAAGATTGATTGCTGGCTGCAACAAAACGATCGGCATGTGCGCGAACAAGTTCGACAATGTCGTGAACTTCCAGGGGTTCAATCTCATTCCTGGTTCCGATTATATCACTCGTTACGCCAAGCGTGATGGGTCTCAGAACGGCGGAAGCATCTTCAATGACTAAGAGGCAGGACATCGTCGCGATCACCCGCTCCTGGATTGGAACTCCTTATCATCATCAGGAGTCCATCAAGGGTATCGGCTGTGATTGCCTCGGCCTCCTCCGTGGCGTGTGGAGAGAGTTCTACGGGAAGGAGAACCCGGAGGACATGCCGAATTACTCTCCGTCCTGGGGCGATCATCGTGTTGACGATCCCCTCATGATGGTGGCTCGCAAATACTTCGTCGAAGTGAAGGAGCCCAAGGAGGGTGACCTTCTCCTCTTCCGGATGCGTCGCGGCATGGCTGTCAAGCACTGTGCGATCGTGTCTGGCCCTCGCCTGATGATCCATGCCTACTCGGATCACCAAGTCCGTGAGGACGATATCACTGAATGGTGGGACAAGAAGCTGGCAGGAGCCTTCAAGTTTAAGGGAGTGCGCTGATGGCTACTCTCCTTTTGACTGCTGCTGTCGGCTCTCTTGGGCTCTCGGGCTTCGGCCTGTTCGCCGCGACTCTCGCTGCGACTGCTGTCGGCACGTTCATCGATAACCGTCTGTTCGGTGTTAGTCAGAACACCCAGAATGAAGGTCCCCGGCTGACTGAGCTTCAGGTTTCGACCTCGTCTGAAGGTCAACCGATCAAGCGTCTCTACGGACGTTGCCGTATCGGTGGCAACCTGATCTGGACCACGAAGTTCGACGAAGTGAAGACTGTCACCAAGGAGAAGGTCGGCGGCAAGGGCGGCGGCGGAAGTCAGACTGTTGAGACCACGACCTACACCTACTTCATCAATCTCGCCTTTGCGTTCACTGAGGGAAACGATCGTTGCCGGATTGGTCGTATCTGGATGGATAACGAGCTCTTCGACACGAACGGAGTGACTTATCGGTTCTATCCTGGAAGCAGGACACAGGGCCGTGACTCCAAGATCAGGGCCGTCGAGGGTGACAACAAGACCCCGGCATTCCGTGGCGTCGCCTACATCGTATTCGAGCGACTGGAGCTCACAAAGTTCGGCAATCGCATTCCTCAAGTGACTGCTGAAATCATCGTGCCGATCAATGACCCGGATGCTGAGATCCTGGAGAACTTGGTCGAAGGGATCAACATGATCCCTGCAACCGGCGAGGTCGCATACTCCACGACTCCGTCCATCAAGGATGACGGTTTCGGCAATGCTATTGCTGAGAACATTCACCTGAAGGCTGACGAGACTGACCTGGAACTCTCCGTCGAGGATCTGGTCGCACAGATGCCCAACGTGAAGCGGATGAACCTCGTCGTTTCCTGGTTCGGCACTGATCTTCGCCTCAGCCATTGTGAGCTTGAGCCGCGAGTCGAGGTCAACACCGGAAAGGTCCTGGAGCCGATCGACTGGCGGGTTGACGGTCTCGTCCGTGCAGATGCCGTCGCTGTCAGCCAGATTGATATCGGTGGTGGTGAGATGCGACCGGCTTTCGGTGGCACCCCTTCCGACCATTCGATCGTCGAGGCACTTCAGTATCTCTGTGACGACCAGGAGATCAATGTCCTCTTCTATCCGTTCATCCTGATGGACATTCCGTCTGGCAACGGTCTCCCTGATCCCTACGGCGGGGCGGAACAGGCTGTCTATCCGTGGCGCGGTCGTATCACGACGAGTGATCCTGCGACTGTAGATGGGACGTCCACTGCTCAGACCGAGATCGACGCATTCTTCGGTAGTGCCTCAGCTGGAGACTTCACCGTCAGCGGGACCACTGTCAGCTGGAACGGTTCTGCAAGTGAGAAGGGCTATCGCAGGTTCATTCTTCATTATGCTCATCTGTTCGCCAAGGCTGCGCTGACGCTGAGCAACTCGAATCGTGCTTATGGATTTTATGTCGGCACGGAAATGCGTGGGGTCACTCAGACTCGTCGCAATGGGACCGGCAACTATCCTGGCGTGACACAGTTCAACGATCTCATCGATGATGTCAAGGCACTGTTCAACAGTTATGGTCTGACGAATGTCCGTGTCAGCTACGCTGCTGACTGGAGCGAATATCATTCGCATCGTCCAAGCGACGGAAGCAATGATGTCTTCTTCAACATGGACCCGATCTGGACGAACCCGAACTGCGCGTATGTCGCGATCGACAATTACACGCCGATCTCTGACTGGCGTGATGGTGTCGCTCATGCTGACTACGGTTCTGGGAACGACACCTATGGTAATCCCAAGGCAACCACGATCTACAGTCACACCTATCTCAAGGGACAGATCGAGGGTGGTGAGGGATACGACTACTACTATGCGAGCGATGCTGACCGTGATGATCAAGTTCGGACTGCAATCGTAGATTCTGCTGAAGGGAAGCATTGGGTCTTCCGTCAGAAGGACTTCCGCAACTGGTGGAACAATCTCCATTACAATCGCCCCGGTGGCGTGGAGAGCGGTTCTCCCACCGGATGGACTGCTGCTGAGAAGAAGATCGTGTTCTCTGAATATGGTTGCCCTGCCGTGGACAAGGGAACCAATCAGCCGAACGTGTTCTATGATCCCAAGTCCTCTGAGAGCTTCCTCCCCTACTTCTCCTCTGGGCAGAGGGACGATACTCTTCAGCGAGCCTACTATGAATCCATCATCACTTACTGGCGGGATAATGCCCCGACTGTCAGCGGTGTGAAGCTCATTGATCCCAGTGATATGTTCGCTTGGACATGGGATGCTCGTCCGTTCCCAGCCTTCCCGTATCGCACGGACTTCTGGAGCGATGGCGAGAACTGGAACCTCGGTCACTGGCTGAATGGTCGTGTCGGTGTCGTCCCGCTCGGTGAACTGGTGAAGATCATCTGCGGATGGGTTGGTTTCACCGAAGCTGATATCGATGTCAGCGGTCTGGTTGGAGCGAACACGACTGTTCGTGGCTATCCGATCGACAACATCATGTCTCCACGTGAAGCTCTCAACCCGCTCTTCAGTGCATATCTGTTTGACGGATTCGAAAGCCAAGGCAAGATCAAGTTCCTCCTGCGAGCGAACACTCCCTTCTCGCCGCTTGACATCGAGCAGTTCGTCAACTCGAGTGAGAACCCTTCCGGCTATCAGCTGAACCGAGCCCAGGAGACGGAGCTTCCAGCGAAGTCGATCCTATCATACTACGATGAGGAGAAAGAGTATCAGGTCGGCACCGTTGGTGACCAGCGGCAGACCACGACGAGCGCGGTGACGGTGGAACTCCGGTTCCCACTCGTTCTCCCGCAGGACGTGATGAACACTCTGGCTGCGATCGTCATCGAGGAAACGTGGGCCGCTCGTGAGACGATTGAGTTCACCCTCGCGCCGAGCGAAATCGCTTTTGATCCGGGTGACGGCGTCATCATCACCATCGGCGGTCGTGCATTGAACTTCCGCATGACTGGCATCCAAAAGGGAATTGATCTCTCTGTCACTGGTGAAGGGATCAACACGACGATCTATGATGCTCTCGTGGACGGTGCCGGAGCGAACAGCACTGGCGGCGTGACTGTCGCTGGTAAGACCATCCTGCGGATCCTGGACATTCCTCTCGTGACAGGGCAGGAGCCTCGTCCTTGGGCTCCTCGGTGGGCCGCTTACCAGAGCCCCTTCCCTCCGGCAGTCAACATCTACGAGGATACTGGCGAAGACCTTATCCTCAACGATCAGCTCTATGTTTCGACCCAGATGGGTATCCTTGTAACTCCGCTGGCTGCTGGTCCTTGGAACATCATCGACGAGGGGAACATCATCCAGATCGATATGAATGACCCGAACTTCCAGGTCCTGAGCGATACCGAACTCAATGTCAGGAACGGTGCGAACGCCATTGCTGTTCGGACTGATGCTGGTGACTGGGAGATCATTAAGTTCGTGAACGCTGCTCTCCAGTCTGGTCGTCGCTATAACCTGAGCCGCCTGTTCCGTGGTCAGCTCGGGACTTACCCGATCATGGGAGATCCCGTCTCTGCTGGAGCTCCGGTCGTCTTCCTCGACCCGATCTCCATGATCCCCATGACCATCCCGGAGTCCAGGAAGTTTGAGAGCATTGATTGGCGTTACGGACCGAATGTCTACCCGACGGGTTCCTCGTTCTATCAGGACGTAACCCATATCGGCAAGGCTGTCGGTCAACTTCCGTATCCTGTTGCAGACGTTCAATTCTTCCCAGGTTCAGGCGAAGTTACCTTCACTTGGAAGCGCCAGACTCGCTTCGGTGGTGAAGGATTCGACGAACCTGAGGTTCCTCTGAACGAGGACAGTGAGCGGTATGAAATCGATTTACTTGACGGTTCAGATGTGCTACTGTCCACGGTATCGGTGACAAGTCCCACTTATACCTTCACAGGAGCTCCGTCAGTGTTCAAAGCCCGCATTTACCAGATGTCTGCCAGCGTGGGACGCGGCCGTCCGGTAACGGCAACTTACGGAGTGTGACATGGCAACCACGATCCTCGGACTTCCTGAACTTGAGTCCGCACAGAACCAGAAGTATCTCACCGTCAACTCCGCTCTGGAGCGGCTGGACGTTCTCGTTAACCTGACGGTCTTCAATCGCACTGTCACGGCTCCTCCTGGATCACCGTCGGCTGGTCATCGCTATATTGTCGCCTCTCCTGCGACCGGTGCCTTCACCGGCCAGGAAGGGAACATCGCTGCCTACATCGGCTCGAACTGGATCTTCTTCACCCCAAGTGAAGGCTGGCGAGCCTACGACCAAGGCGCGAACCAATTCATCATCTGGAATGGCTCAGCGTGGGTTCTCGCTGGTCTGTCGTCGTCTGCTCTCAGCGATGGTTCAGTCACGCTGCTCGGCGTCGGCGCAACTCCGGACACGACCAATCGTCTGTCTGTCGAATCACCGGGTGTGCTGTTCGATGCTGAGACTGATGACTTCACTCTGACCCTGAACAAGACGGCTGCTGGTGATACGCTCCAGTTCCTCTTCCAGACAGGCTTCAGCACGAGGGCACAGTTTGGTCTCCTCGGAAACGATGACTTCGCAATCCAGACCAGCCCTGATGGCTCAGCTTTCAATCTGGCTCTGACCATCGACAAGGATACTGGCAACGTCGCCATCGGTGCCGGGTCAGACGGCACGAATCGACTGCTCGTGTCGGGTGAGAACATGCTGTTCACGAACAGCGGAGATCTGCGATTCACCTTCAGCAAGGGTGCTGCTGGCGACGATGTCGCGCTCACCTTCCAGGACAACTTCTCCGCTCGCGCTCTCATTGGGCTCCTGGGCGACGACGACTTCACCTTCAAGGTCAGCCCTGACGGTTCGACATACAAGACTGCAATGATCATCGACAAAGATGATGGTCGAGTTTCGTTCCCTGAACATTCCAAGTTCAGTGCCTATTGCAATTTCGGTCAGAACTACACGGCTGGAGCTTGGCAGGATCTGTTCGCAAATAATACTCGTCATAATGATCAGGGTGATTTTGCCACGGTCTCAAACGTCGGTATCTTCACTGCCCCTCACGACGGATATTATCTGTTCGGCCTTGGTGCGACGTTCGAGTCACCCGGAACCATTCCGACTAAGATGGCAATCGGCTTGTCCGTGAACAATGCGACTCCGACCTCGGACACGATCAATTCAACTGGTGACGCTACGATCACCACTCTTGAAACTTCATGTGTGACGACTGCATTGCTGAAGCTCACTGCTGGACAGACTGTCCGTGGGAAGATCTTCTTCACCACGAACAATGGTCGTGTCCTCGCTGACGAAAACTATTTCTGGGGCGTCCAGATCGCTTAATTCATAGGAGCATAGAACATGCTGAACAAGACAGAGATTCAAGTCAACGCGATAATCGCAGAACTTCGTGCCCAGAGGAACGAGGCTGGCGATCGCGCTGCAAATATCGCGGCAGAGCTTGCCGTGGTGAAGGCTGAGAAGGCGTTGCTGGAAGCTCAGGTTAAGAACCTCCAGGAGCAATTGAAACCGGCGGACTCTGGGGACGGGGAAGGCCAAAGCTAGACGCTCAGAGAGCGCTCAGAGGCCGCGCCGCTGCTGGCGGGCGGTAGCACCGGGCAAGCCCATTAGGCCGCTGTCCGAGCCGCTCTGAGGGGCTCTGAGCAACGCAACAAAGCGGGGTCCAGCCGCGTTACTTTAGGGGGTAGAGCAGGTAATGTGAGTCAATGACATGACA